AAGAAAGCACCAAAGTCAGATACACCAAACCCAAATCCAAAGGGTGTAGGAACTGCAAAAGGTGATGCAGGAACAACCAGAGGTGCTAAAGTAAGTGAAAGGGTTGAAAAGATACTTAAAGACAAATCTGATGACTTCAATGAAAGATACAAGGACAAACTTGGATATGGTGTTAACATTGGAATGTTGAAATCTGTATATCAAAGGGGTGTTGGGGCATATAATGTATCCCATTCCCCAAGAGTTCAATCAGCAGAACAATGGGCATTGGCAAGGGTAAATGCATTCCTATATCTTGTTAAGAACGGAAGACCACAGAATCCAAAATACAAAGGTGATTATGATTTATTACCAAAGGAACATCCGAAATATTCAACTGAAAAAATGTCAGGTGATTTTGAGATGGTTAATTTGGATATATTTGGATTTAAACCAAGATATTTTGACCTTTGTCCTGGTGCAATTGAAACCTTCAATCACCTTATCACAATGAATGTGGATGAAGATACCATTGGAATGATTAGGTCAGCAGCACAGATTGCTGATAATGTATTCAGAATTGAAAAGGAAGTCCTTGAAGAAGGATATTCAACTCAAGACCAATTAGATGAGGCAATCCTATTGGTTGATGACTTCAAAGATTTAATGGAAGAAATTGATGAAATAACTGGTATGGTTCATAATGTAGATTACATGGATGGTCATATTAGAGTTATATCGTCTTATTTGAATAGACAGGAAGATTTTACATATGTGGATATTCAAGGTTGTAGATGTGTAAGTCATACAGATGAAGATGGAAATGCTGTATATGTTCCATGTGAAACAGAACCAGTAGAAGAACAATCATTTGGTGTTGAAGATTATACGGAAGAAGAAAAGGAAGCCGCAAGATTATTGTTTCATTTGAAAGAAACTGATTATGAAAAGTTTGAGGCTGTAATTGGTGCAATGAGAGGTGCAACCGAAGCAGAACTAAGAAGAAGAAATCATAGAAGTCCAACAATCTATTTCAAATACGAAAGAATATTGACAGGAGCTCCTGATAGAGATTTCTGCACATCTATTGAAAACAGATATTTCCGTAGATTGGAGATTGATTTATTGAGAGATACCAACACAGAGTTTGGACACGAAAGACAACCATATTCAAAATGGTTATATAAGGGTGGACCTAATTGTGTTCACGCATGGAGAAAATACTTGGTTCAAGGTGATGTAATTGCAGACCAAGGCATGGCTGAAGGTAAGGCAGGAATGCCACCTAAATCAATGCCAAACAATGGTTATTATTCCCCTGAAACAAAAAGAAAGTCAGAAGTTGCATACATCATATCCCAACAGAATATGTCAAAACAATTCTTCGCTGATAAAAACGAAGAAAAAAGAATGTTGTATGGACCTTTGATGATACCAAATATCCTAATCCCAAGAATTGATGAGGTGACGAATGAGAAGTATTTCGTCAAATTCACACCTGAATCCATTGAGAAAATGCAACAACTGTATATGATTGAAAAAAGAATGGACAAAACAAACTATGAACATTCTAATAAAAAAGTCCCTTCAGTTGTAATGGTTGAATCTTGGATTGTATCTGGTGAAAACGATAAAGCATATGAATTAGGATTTGAAAAAGATAATATTTCAAAGGGGACTTGGATGGGTGGTTTCAAAGTTATGGATACACCTGAAGGGGACTACATTTGGAATGAATTTATAAAAACAGGAAAAGTAAAAGGATTTTCGGTAGAAGGTGAATTTCTTCTAAAGTTTCATCGTCAAAATTATGATGAATATTTATTAAACGAAATAATAAACATAATAAACAAAATAAACGAGTAAAAAAACTATGAACGCTAGCGAAGCTATCAGTAGTATCGTAAAATTGTTAGGTTTACAATTCAAAAAGGAGACCTTTAAATCAGTATTTTTGGTTGATGGAACGGAAGTTACAAACAATCAAGAAAGCGAATTTGAAGTAGGTCAAACTCTTTATGTTGTAAAGGAATCCACTTTGGTTCCAGCACCTGAAGGAAATCATGAAACAAGAGAAGGTTTAATTGTATCAGTAGATAGTGAATCTATTGTTATTGCAATTGCCGCAAAATCTCCTGAATCAAGTGATGTGAAAGATGCTGAAAAAGTTGATGTTGAAGACGATTCAATAATTGAAACAGAAATGACAATTGCTGAAGATGCACAAGGTCAAAAATTGGAATCAAAAACATTTGATGTAGGTGAAGAAGTTTTCTTGATTAAAGAAGACGGTGAAAAAGTACCAGCTCCAAACGGAGAACATCAAGTGGTGTTGAAAGACGAAAGTGGAAACGAAAATAAAATCAGAATTCAAGTTATGGATGGTAAAATCACTGAAAGAGAAAATGTGGAAGAGATGAAAAAACCTGAAATGATGAATACTGAATTTACAAAACAATTAGATGATATTAAAAACTCAATGATGGAGCTAATGATGCTCTTCACAGAGATGAACGGTAAATTTAAAACTGACATTTCGTCATTAAAATCAGAATTTGAAACATTCAAGAAATCACCAGAAAGAACATCTGTTGAAGAAAAAGTAACCTTCAAAGAATCTTTTGCAGATTACAAACTTGATTTAATCAAATCAATGAGAAACTTAAAATAAACAAAAAACTAAATACAAAATAAAATGGAAAATACAAAGAAAAAATTATCGTTTAACTACGATTTAAGTAACCTTCCAACATATAACAGTTATGGTTCTGACATGTTGATTAAGGCTATCTTGGGATTAACTCTTCCAAAATATGCTACAATCAGACCTAACTTGCGTGGAACAACTGAACGTGTTGGTTTCGTTACTAACGATGTGATTTTACAAGATTTGTCTTGTGGTTTTGACCCAACAGGTAATACTACACAAAACCTTGTAACAGTTGACTTATGTAATAAAAAAGTTAACCAACAGTTATGTCCTTACGACTTATACGACACTTACTTGTCTCAGTCATTAACAAATGCAAACTTCCAAGAGTCAGTTCCTTTTGAAGAGGTTATCTTAACTGATATTTCAAACAGAATTGCAAACCAAGTTGAAAAGCAATTGTGGAACAACACAATAGCATCTGGCGGAACTTATGGTTCAGCTTGTTTCAACGGTGTTGGAGCTTTGATTACTTCAGGTAATGGTGCAACTCAAATCGCTTACTCAGCATCTACTGCTAGTAACGGTTTGGATGTATTCACAAGAATCTATGAAAGCATTCCTGCGAATGTTCTTCACAGAGATGACTTGGTAATCTTTACTTCATACGCTAACTACAGAGGTTTGGTAAGTTCTATGAGAAACAACTCTTTTGTGAACTTGTTCACAATGGATTCAGCTAACGCTGCAATCGGTGAAGAGTGGTCATTGATGTTACCAGGAACCAATGTAAGAGTAATCCCAACTGTTGGTCTTGATGGTGTGTCAGCATACTACGCAGGGGCAAGTTCGTATTTTATGGTCGGAATGAATTCAGAAATCATGACTGTTAAGTCAGTTTATGACCCATTTGAGGATATCGTTAAAATCCAGGCACATGTAACTTACGGATTAGGTATCTTTGATGTAGCATCATTCTGCTTGTGTAAGTAATCTGACTTCGGTCATAAATTGATAAAATTAAATATAAAAAAATATGGCATCATGTTATATATCAACAGGTTATACTCTTGACTGTAGAACATCATCTACAGGTGGTTTAAAGAGCATGTGGATTTTGGGTGGAGCAAGCAATAGCATCACTGGTTATACTGTTACTAATTCACAAGTAAGTGCAATTGGTGGAACAGGAACTTGGTTCAATTTCCAACTTCCAAAACAAGCAGCTTCTTTAACTGAAACACTTGGAATCAATACAACAAGTCAAAGTATAACATTTCAACCTGAGATTGTTGTGAACTTACCAAAACTTGACACAACCTTAAGAAATGTGTTCGTTGATTTGGTTGGTCAAACCGAAATCTACGCATTGGTAGAGGACAACAACAACCGTTACTGGTTAGTGTTCTTGGATAATGGTGGACAAGTGACTGCAGGTTCTTTGGCTACAGGTCAGGCTTACACCGACTTGAACGGAGCATCAGCATTAACAATGGGTGGTGGTGAACCAACTTCAATAAGAGAAGTTAAAGTAACAACTACAATTGCAGCAGTATTTACTGCTGGTGGATTCACATTCCAATCTTAATAAAAAATCAAATATTGGGGGTGGGTAAAACTACCCCCATATTTTAGCCTATATTGAAGAATGATAAGACCTTACAGACCTTCAAAACAATCAATTAATCAACCAAGAATTGGAAACATTCTTGACCCATTGGGTAATGATAAAAAATGGACAAATGTATGGGGTGCGGTAATGAATGTTCCCCAACCTTCAGGTGGAGCTCCTGTTAGTCCAACACCAACTCCAAGTGTTACTCCAACAAATACTGTTACACCAACAAGTAGTTTGACTCCTACACCAACTATT